TAATGTGTTTGAACTTGTGTAAGGACTATCAGCATTTCTACCTAATTCAAATAGTGCTGACCTAAGTGGCCCTGCACCACCAACAGCGTCTGTTGGGTCTCCTAAATCACTAACTTGTAATCTTGTAGCATTTAAGACAAGAACACCCAAGTCCGGATAGAATTTACCAAACGAACCACTATCAGTTCCTTCGGAAGCTGCCGCTTTATGAATTGTTGTTGAACCACCTTGTATAGAACCAGAAACAATGTTATATTCTGTTATTCCTGCACCATTATACTGGTTTGTATTTGTGGAACTATCATCAATAAGTTTAATTGTTTTTTTATTTGCAGCATTAACTTGTCCACCAGCTAGTTGTAATTCCCAATTTCCTGGGTCAACTTTTTCTCTTGAACGAGCTCTATCAAATGATAAAGCATAAATTTGTTGAGAAACTGCTGATGTTCCTTGTCCAAAAGTAAATTCTGTTGTTTCTGGTGGTTGAGTTAAATTTAACATCTGTCCATATACAGTTGCTGTTTCTCTTCTTCCAACTACACCAGGTTTACCTAATGAACCACTTCCTGCTTTGTGTCCGTATAGGATTGCAAATTGTGGAGCTGATGTTGTATCAGAAACTACCTTATTAAATACTTGTAAAAAGTATTGTCCGTTTGAAGATGATTGAACTGATGATGTGTGAAAACTTGTTAAGGTTCCTGCTCCTTCAGACCATATACCAGAAGTTAATTTAACTTCTTCTTCCGTTATGATATCGTTTTCTTGGTCAAATGATACGAATGCCATTTAATTGTCTCCTATTGTGTTAAACCTACTGGCAGAATTGAAATTCTGGCTGTTGCTTCTTGTGTTGTGTTTTCTTCTAAAATTGTAAAGTTATAATTTTTCAATACACTTGGTGCATTTGTTCTTGTAATTGTAAGAACACCTGTTGTAGCATTAATACTAAAATCTAAATATGCTCCTATGTTTGAATCTCCACTAGTTGTGACTGAATAACTAAGTGCACCATCAAACCCTGTTACTGTAGGAGTAACACTTACTGATGTTCTTTGGTCATCAAGTGTAGTTTGTGTTGGAGCTAAACTTATAGTGTATGTTCCTGTTGAACCTCCACCACCACCTGAACCACCGACTATATCAGTTAGTTTAAATCTTAATGATAAATTTTGGTCTGGAACTGCTTCTAATAAATTCATATTTTCTATAGCTTCACCATAAAAATTAGAACCATTTGGGTGTGTGACATCATATAGATTATAATCTATTTCGTCATCTCCCAATGCAAATTTTGTTATTCTGAATTGTCCTTCACCTTTCGCTAATTTTTCACGACCTTTTTTTGTTAGTATCGCGTCTACTGTTACGGATGTGTTATCTAAAACTCCCATTAAAATACTCCTATTGTGTTTTGATTTTGAATTTTCATTTTGTGAAACTTTTTGGTGTCATCTATAAATATATGAAAATAAAATTTTTAATTAAATTAATTACTAACTGCCTACTTTTCTAACTTCTAATCTTTTACCACCTGTTCCTGCACCAGTGTCTTGACTACCTTTCGTAGAAATTATTGCAGTTTGTGGTGATGATTTTACTATAAATGGTAATTGTCCGTCTGTTGTTGTTTTTCTTGTATTCTTTGTTCCTTGATATCCTCTTTTTAAACCACTAATGTAGTCAGTAGGTCTTTGGACTCTAGCAGGTTTAAGTGATGAAGAATATGCTACAAAGTTTGAACTTGAATAATGAGCTTGGTCAACTAATCTTGGTGATAAATATCCAAGTGATGAACCAGTTGTATAATGTATTTCTATTTCTTCTAATGTAGGGTGTTCTCTTGAACTCGATACAAATGTTGAAACTGCTTCTGTAAAAAATATGTCTGGTGAATAAATTCTACTACTTGAAAGTTGTGGTGTAAAAGTTACTCTACTTGAAGACATATACAACCTTGAACCATATTCTACATTAGCTTCTAAATATCTTCTTTCTGTAAATCCTAGTGAAGATGATAGTGAAGCACTTTTTAACAAATAAGTTGATGGTTCGTATGCGAAACTTTCTGATATTGTTCCATTATAATCAAGTCTTGATGAAGTTATTGACATAACTGGTCTGTTTAGTGATTGTGTAGCTTCTAACAATCCAACATTTATTTCACCCTCTCTATGTAAATTCTCAAATGATTCATCTCTTAAAATTATATTTTTTGACCTTTCTAAAATAGTCGGTTCAATTATTACACCATAAGTTGTTTTGGCTCTAGCAGGTGTTACCTTTTTAATTTGTTCAAATATAGATTGGTCATAGTATTTAATCAATCTCATATAGTCCCAGAAACTATTTGTTCCTGTGTATTTTTGGAAGTATGAATCTGCTAAAGTTTTTAACCCTCTATAAAAGAATTCTTTCTCATCTCTTGGGTCTGCTATTTCTTCTTCAATATCTAAATCTGCAATAGATTCAATAATATCTTGATTAACAACATCTGTTGGTGAGAAGAATACTCCTAGTCTATTAGAATCTTTTGGCATTGTATCCAAATTACCTTTTTCAATACTTTCTTCTGCACTAAGTCTTATTATCCCGTCTGAACCAGTTGGGACATAATTTTGTTCAATTCTAATTTTTGAATTTGTTTTTCTACCCATACCAATATTTGGTAATAAAGTTTTTTCTTCTTGTTCTACATTACTAAATGTATTTGTGGTAAATCCAACTGCACTACCTGACTCAAACGCTCCGTCAGAGTTAGCAAATAACTTTTGGTCTGGTGCTATATTACTTAAAGTTGGTGATGTTGATAAATTTTTATTATCATCTAATCTTAATCTAAATACTAAATCTGTAAATGATGATGATGCGTGATTACCATTAATTGCTTTTGGAGCTCTTGTATGATTGTTAAATGCTGATTCTGTTAGTGGTGAGTTATAATATCTTATTTCTTGTAAAGAACCTGTAAACTCTACACCCAAATCACCAAATGAACCAGTTGAACCAAAGAATATGTCTCCACTTGCAGTCCATTGTCCGTTATGTAGTGATGAAGTTAACCCTGTTAAAGCGGTTGAACCACTTAATGTCATTGATGTTGATGAATCATATAATATTCTACCCACACCAGATTCATATTGTTTTACAAATAAATTATACTTCATACTACTTGTTGTGTTATATTCTAATGTTCTGTCTTCTGTTGTATTATAACCACTACTTGATTCTCTAGTTATACCAACTGACCAAAACTCATTATTGTAAACTGGGAATAAAGATGAAGTAACACTTGCTGTTCCTAGTGAACTTGTAATTAAAAATTCTACTTTACCTTTATTATCTGATATTGAACCTTCGTCAAGTAATCTAACTGCAAATTTATCATCTTTGGCTACCAATACTTGATTAGAACCAGATGTAGTTCTAAATCTAAACTCAATGGTATCTGGTGTTCGTAAACTACCTGAAGTTTCTTTCCATTGTGTTTGGATATGTTGACTATTTTTAAAATCTAACGCTCTAGTAAATCTTTGTTGAGTTTCAAATGTTGGTTGATAATCTTTATTATCTGAACCACCATATTCTCTAACTTTTAAAATTGTTGGTGGAATACCATAAGCATTAACAAGAGCTTGAATTGACTCTTTTGTTCCTTTATTTTTTAAAATATAAGGCATACTTGTTAATACACGATTCCAAATTTCTTGTTGTATTTCTTTTCCTGATGTTTCTGAATATTGTTTATATTCTTCTGAACCAAATGAACCACTCAAATATTGTCCAGTTACTAATCTATGTAGTTCTGTTATTTCAGTTCCTGATGGTTGTTTCCAACCAAATGCATTTGAAATTGTCCACACTAAATCTTTTGATAATCCTTCTGATAAATCCTCTCGTCTATCATATGTATCGGTCATTGCTTTTACATAAACCCATATGTTATCATAATAATGTCCAACCATATCTAAGAAGTCTAAGAATGGTTGATTTTCAGAATCTCTCTTGATGTGTTCTGGAATTAAATTGATTAAACGATTTGGATTGTTTTGGTCATAGATAGAAGCAGAAGTTGAATTGTTATTATACCAAGTTGTAGCGGCTGATGCAGATACACTTAATACATTATGTGGTTTTGTTGAATTTTCTTTTGGCCAACTTGTATCAAATCCTAATCCAAATGAAGAAGTAGAGTATGATGAACTTTGGTAAAATAAATACTTTTCATAATGGTCAAAGTTATTAGTAATATCTCTTTTAAATTCTTCGTTTCTAGTAATTTCAGATTTAAATACTGCACTAGCTGTTTGTGCGGCTAATGAACCACTTTCTTTAGAATAGAACTCATAGTCTACTAATTTTGTTCTAAAGTTTTCTAATCTTTTTTGAGCTGAACCAAATATAGAAAAGTTACCATAATCATTATAATCAACATTTACCTCTGCAGAAACACTACCACTTAGAATATTGTCTCTTATAGAACTAGAAATAAAGTTGTCAGTAGTTAAAACATCATCTAATTTCAATCTTCTTGTTCTTAAATTGTTTATGTAATCAATAGACTTGTCATCTGCTTCATATAAAAATCTATCACCTAAATCTGCATCGTTAAATGGAGCTAATCGTATAGTTTCACGAATAGGTTCTGCCATTTCTTTAACAACACTAACTTTATTTTTTACTCCAACATCATTTGATAATGGTTCATATAATTTTAACACTACTGAATACGGGTCTATTGGTGTGTTTTCAACATCAATATCTGTATTGGTTATCATAGTTTTTACACCACTAGTGTTTAACAATACATTTAAATTTTGATAATCTACGGCTCCATATTTTATTGCATAATTTATAGTTTCTTTTGTTTCTTCTATTGTGCTTGTTATTAGTTCTGGTAAACCTAATGAATCTTTATTTATGTCATCTTGTGTAGTAATTAAATTTGTTGTTGTATTAACATTTGTAATTGTTGATTTAAATGGAAGTGCAAAACTATCATCTCCACTAGAACTAGTTTCATTTCCATCATTTCCGTCGTCTCCTTCGGTTTCTATTTTAAATGATGTTTCTTTTGTTACTTCATCTACTATTGGTAAATCATCTCCTTGATATCTGAATTGATAAAATATTACCATTTCTGCCGTATAACTACCAACATCTTGTTTACTTAAATTAAATTTAATTTTTTTATTTCCGACTGGTGAGTAACTCACAAGTTCTGTTCCATCATCTCCTAATATATTCCATTTTACATTGGTTATACTTGGTGAGTGTGCTCCGTCAGGAATTCCACTCCAATTTGCTTTTATAGTGATTTCTGCTGTTTTGTCCATATCGGTAACATTGAAAATTTGAACTCCATTTTCATTTTTCCATCTAGGGCCGTATTGAATTTCAAACATACTCATTATTCAAATCCTCCCTGAATAAAAGATTTAGCTCTATCACCATTATCATCTGGTATAACACCAAATACTGAAGGTTTTAAAATTGTATAAGTTCTGTCAACACCTGCAAACTTTACATTGAAATCTATTTCCATATCAAAAATGGCTCCTTGTATATCATTTTGTTTACCAGAATCTTTTTTTAATTTATATTCTGGGTGTCTTGGAATTCTTATAAAAGTATTTTCTCCCTCAAAAGCTATATCATTTATTTCATAAACTCCATAATTTCCTGTGTTTCCTGATTCATCTTTTGTTACACTTCTACCACTAACTCTAACTGATATTGTTGTTGATAAACCACCTCCGGAAATAAATTTATTTAGTTCTAGTGAATTACAACGAATCCACAATGGAAAACCATAAGTAACATATGATGTCCAACCAATTAAAGCGGCTCCGTCATAAAATTTTTTATTTGGTTTTGATAATTTTTCATCACGAAAAAGTTTGGTCATTTCTGTAAAGTTGAAACTTTCATTTATTCCTGTTCCTACATTATGGAATAAAAGATTTCTTAATTCAATTAATTTACCTGATTGTTGAGCTAATTGTAGAATATCAGTTGAAGTATAACCACTACGAGTTTCTCTTTTGTCATTCCCTTTACCATAAAAATTTTCAGTTATGGTATTTGCATAATAGTCATTATCACCACCATAAATTTGTGTGTGTGAAGTTTCATTAGCATTTTGTCCAGCATCTAAAAGATTATATGTGGTCTGTGAATGTTGAGTTAGTGCTCCACCATAGGTCATTAGTCCTGGAATTGCCATTCTAGCTTTGTCATCTCGTGGTTTTGGGGTTGTTACATTTAATCCTACTAGAGCATCAAATGTATCTTTATTGATATTTAGTCCTGGAACTTTATATGCATCTCTAATGACTAATTCACCACCAATAATATTTTGTGGTAAAGTGTTTGATTGTAAACTTGGTATTTCAAATTTTTTATCACCAATGTCTTGTAGTGTTTCGTTGTAATCTAATACGATTTCGTCAGAACCCAATCCTTTAAATTCTGTATTGTATCTTCCACTTCTAATTGGTAAAGTTGCTAATCTAACTTCTGTTCTGTCTGCTGATATTTCATCAACATAAAATTTGTAATCTTTTTCTCTTAATAAAAATTCATCTTTTTCTAATTCATCTGGATTTACTTCACCACCTTTATAAATTAAACCTTTATTACTTACAAATCTTGTTCCGTTGTATATTTTGTTTTCTTTATCAACTAACACACCTTGTTCGGAACCGGCTACTTCTCGTAGAAAATTAAATTCAACATTGTATTCTCCGGAAAAATATCCTTTTTCTCTCATAAAAATACCTGGATTTATACTAAAAATCTGTTCGTTGTTTTCATCTAAAGTTTTGTATTGAGTGCATTCACTACCTCTAGCAATAACAAACGAATCTAAAAAAACTCCGGTTGGTGTTGATATAACCATTTCAATATAGTCCGTAGTGGCTAGTCCAAATTCTGGTGAGTCAACACTTGTTACTTTACCAGGTATTCTGTAATTACCTGAATCTAAAATTTCATAGTCGTTTGGTTTTAATCTTGATAGTTCTAATGTCATATTAATTAACTCACATTGAATTGCATTGGTTTTCCGTTTAAAATATTTTCTAAGTCTCCTTGATGTGCAATTATAATTTCTGATTCATAGTATCTACTAATAAAAGTTCCAATATAAGATTTAAAAATTCTCATTGTAGGAAATCTTCTTTTTCTATTTTCTTCTAAATACCACAAATTTAAACCAAAACCTTCGTTATCATTCCAATCAAAATAACCAACTATATCTCCATTGACTAAATCAATAGTATATCCGTTTGTTCTTACATTAGGTAATTCTCTTGAAGGTGATAATAATGTAAATTCTACTCCGTCTTTTTGTGGTGATAAAACATTATTATTTGGTGCTTCATATAATCTTATTGTTGGTAAACTTGGAGCTAATGGAATTAAACTATTGATTTCTGTATCAATTACATTTTCTAATCTTTCTCCTTTTTCAAAGACAGGATATCTATTTACTTTGTAAACATAATGATTGTCGTCATTTCTACCAATTCTACCAAATGGTGCTTCTTTTCTTCGTTCTTCATCAATATCTTCAAAACTATACAAGGTATTGGTATCTTTTACTAATAAATGATTTCTTGTATCGGAATCTGATTCAGATTTGGCTTTATCATAAAAGTCTTGATATCTTGCATCTCGTTCTTGTTTTAGTTGTAAATAAAACTGATAGTCTTGTAATTCTTGTTCCGTGAAAGGCATCGGGTTACCTCGTTATTTTAAATATATGGTCATTGTCTACAATGTGTTCTACTCTCGTGTTTCCACTACCACTTACTACTTTGTAAAGAAAACGATAGTGTCTTTCTGGTTGAAATGAATTTAAGTCCATTCTAAAAAAGTTTCCTTTACCATCACAACTCAAATACGAACCAGATGAAAATGGAACTATTGTATCTTCTGTTAGAGCATCTCTAACTGAATATTGACTTTGACTTGGCATAAATTTTACCGTTAGATTTTGAGAACTCGTTGAATAAGTTCTTGTTGGAAATCTTTCACGACCATAAACTCTGAATTTAACTTTTGATTTTTCTTTATATTCTGGTCGTAAACCTTTCATATAAACTGTAACTTCATCAATATCGTCTGAGTCTAATGTTACTAATGAACCTGTGTTGAACGAAGAGTCATCATATTCAACTTCTAACTTTGGTGGATATATTGTGTGTGTATCTCTTGAGAAGAATGCGAAATTTCCAAGTCTATCTGTGCTTCCCTCATCTAATGAAGATGAAGTATTACCAATACTACCTGAACGCTTTACTATAAATCCTTCATTAGCTATTGAACCACTTAACCATTTAGTTACAATATCTGTAACATCCATTCTCATATCAGTTGTTTCGTGGTTGAATGATTGAGATGCTTCATAACCACTTCCTTGATACCAAGTTCCACCTGTATTGTTTGAACCACTAATCCATTGTGTTCCAGTTGTTTCTCCGTCACGATATCTCCAAGAACAACCCTCGGTAGTTGCTGGACTATCAAAAAATCTTCCATCACCTTGAACCCAAGATTGACTTACTGGATAAGCAAACAATGATTGACTTGTTGTTAATTCTTTTGAGTTAGCATCATATAAATTTAAGTAGTATCTTGCGTTTTCAGGAATAGTTCCTGCTACAACTGATTCAGATATATTAGTTGTATTAAACTTAATTAACGCTCTTGATACATTTACTACTGAACCATCTGCGTTCATATCTTTACGAACCTCTAATATTTCATCTAAACCAGTATTTCTACTTTGAGTAGCACTACCTTCGTATAGTGTTGAGTCTTTTTCTGCGAATTCAAATAAATGCATTATCCTTCTCCTCCGTCAACTGCTGTTGTTATGTCTGTGTTTGGTAATTTAACTTCAAATATACTTGGGTCTTTAGCTGGATACACTATACCATTTCTTAGTGCAGATGATATATTATATCTATTACCACTATAACCCGCTGTAGATGAATAAGTATCTTGATTTGTTATTGTAATATCTAATACTGATAATACTCCTTCAACATCATTCTGTATTGTTGTTTGTAATTCTGATATTATGATTGGTTGATTTATTTGCCATCTATCTACATCAAAAAATTCTGCTATTCTTTGGTTAACATTGGTCATAACTATTTGGTGGTCAAAACCACTTTTTGTTAATATATTAGCTTTAACACCTATATTGATTACATAAGCATTTTTAATGTTTACAGCATCAGTTACTGGTTTAAATCTTGTTAAATAAGTTTTTAAATTTTCTTTTACTGCATCATTTACATTTACAAGATGTCTATTTGTATTTAATCCTAAAATGTATAGATTTAGTGCTAATGGATTTGGTTGTGTTTGTTGTTCTTCATCTAATATTGTATCTTGTGTGATGTAAGCTTTTGCAATATTACCATATTTGTCAGGTAATGCATAAGTTCTAATAATATAATCATCTTTAGTTACAGCACGATTTTGTGCTTGGAAATAAGCTTTAATGTTTTCTCTTAACTCTTCAACACTTTCTGCTCCCATACCACCACTTGACGCTTCAACATTAGAAGCTCTTACTGATGTTTTGGAAAAGTTAACAACTGATGGTGTTAAGTTTGTCTCATCTATTTCAAATGTGATACCGGTAATTTTATTAACTCTACCAGCCGCTACATTGTCTTGTGCTCCACCACCATATTGATAGTTAATTGTCAATGATGTATTAGAAGGAGCTTGTCCATAAGTTTTTGTTTTTAAAAAATTACTTGGGTCAAATGTTTCATATAATTTTGAAGGTGAACCAGGTAAGTTAGAACCAACATTATCTGGATTTGGAATGATGTCTTCATCAGCATTATCACTAATACCTGCTCCAAATCTTAATTCTGTTTTTCCATCTGGTCTTCTAAATGTTGTAAATCTTTTTGAAACTCTTTTTAACCTTAATATGTAAGGAACATTAGATGAGTATTGTGATAATTCTGGGTCATTATCTGAATTGTTTTCTATTTCATCAAAGATAGTATCTTGAGCTAAAGAATCAACCTCATACCATTTATTTCCGTCTGAATCTGTGCAACTTATAATATCTATTACATTTGAATTTGATAATAGAACTTTGTCATATTTTTTAGCTCCACCAAAACTAAAATCTTCATCAGTCACATTACCACTTTGTGCTCTTACTTCTTTTCTAATATACCAATAAGTTGGTGTATCTGTTGCAGAATCTCTTTCAAATATTTCTGTTTCTCTTTCTGACCTTGATGATTCATATCTCATATCACAATCTTCAATTGTTCTAAATACTACTCCGTCTGCAGTTTCTACTCTTGTTCCTGCTTTAATATTTAATGCATAATTGTAATCTGGTGCTGCATTATTACCTTCACCAGTGTTTGGAACTAATTGGAAAAATTCTAATCTAGTTGAAGAAGGTGCAGACAATCTTGGTTTATAACCAAATGATTGAGCCATTGAGTAAAGTGTTCTTAATTCTTCTGAATATCCTAATAAAGATTCTTTAAATTGTGAGTCAACATAGTATGACATAACATCACCTACATAAGATGCCATTTCAATAAACATCATACCAGGTGATGACTCATTAAAGTCTTGGTAAGTGTTTGGAAAATATTGTTTAGAAAACTCAATCAAATTATTTCTAAATTGAGAAAAGTCTTTATTCAAATATCTTACTTCTTTATTTTTCTTTTTACTTGTTAATTCGTATCCCATTGTTTACTCCTAATAACCAACACTTGTTGATTCTGAATCTCCTTCAAAGTTTAAAGTAATACTTTCAAATCTATCTGGTTCATAGTTCAATGCAAAATCAATACTAACATTAGTTGTATTAGGGTCTTCATCTGATTGAATTATATTTACATTAGAAATATTAATGTAAGGTAACCAAGTGGATATTGCTTCTTGTATCTCTGATTGTATTCTTGATGATAAATCTTCTGTATATTGTTCAAATAATAATTCTCTTAAACGAGAACCGAAGTCGGGTTGCATTACTCGTTCCCCTTTAGCAGTTAATAAAAGGTTTTTTATATTAGAACCAGCTTGTTCTAATGTTGTTTGTGTTCTACCAAACAAACCTGATTTATCTCTGTTGAAGGGAAGTTTTAAACCAATGAAAATATCTGGGTTTAAATCATTTTCTCTTGCACTTGCCATTATTTACCTTTTTTCTTATCAATAGCTTTTATTAAACCAGAATAGTCTCTTGTCAGTGCGTTCTTTAAGTGCTCTGGTGCGTCATCTGGATTCATACCGGCACTTTGTAATGTGCTTGCGGCCGCTACTTCTCGTTTAACTTCTTTATTCCCTAAACCACCGCCGTATCCTAACATCTCAGTCATACGACTTGAATCAAAAGTTCCTCCACCTAATGTTGGATATTCTTCTTTTTGTTGAGCAGTTTCGTTTAGAATTTTGTTAAGAACTGAATTGTCTGTAAACTTCTGTTCTTTAACTTTTTTCTTCTTAACTACTGGGGTTTCTTTGGGAATATTTGTTTCACTAATAAGTATATCAGTTATCTGTTTTTTAACCTCTTGTTTGACAACTTCTTTTATTAATGATACTAATTTATTCGATTTCATTTTTACTCCTATTTTTTCTTTTCAATTGTTACAATATCTGTGTTCATAAAATCTAATATTGAAAAACTTCTAAATACATCAAATAATTGTTTTATAATTTTTAACAACTTTACGCCATCAGTTGGTGATGATGGTGGGTTAGGAACTTGGGCTAAATCTGCTTGTAGTTTATTTATTTTATCTTGTGTTTTTGCAAACTTTTCAGCATTAAAAGTTACCGATACCTTTCTTGTTTTGTTAATTAGTCTTTCATTGTTTTTTCTACTATCTTTAACTTTATCAGATAATTTTTTTATTTGTTTTATAGTTTTATTGTATTGTTCTACATTAGGAACTAGAGTATTTTTTAACTGATTAATTTGGTTTGTAATTTCATCAACTATTATTTTTTTAACTCTTTCTCTTGACTCATCTACAAATTGTTCTGTTTCACCAGTTACTACTTGTCCGCCCTCGTTGTGTTTTATTTCTGTGCTTCCACCAATGACTTCTGTTAAATCTCCACCTTGTAATTTTAATGTATTTCTAGCATTTATTACAATATCATCTGCATTTAAAATAATTTTTGCTCCA